GCCTTTGACGATAATATAAAAGGAATTACTGAAACGGCACCACAAACAGAAGCCGCTTTAAATAGCCTTACTATTGCTAATAAAGAATTTGAACTTTCTAATTTAGGAACAAATCGAAATGATGCGGGAAGAAGAAAAGCGTTAGAACGTGAACTTGAAATACTTAAAGAAAGATCAATTATTCTTCAAGGAGAAAAAGAAAGGGAAGCGCAACTTGCTCTTGATAAAGCATTTAACGATCAAACAATTGCACTTTTAAAAAATATTTCTGCGATGGAAGCGAAACTTGCAGGCAAAGAAGAAGAATTTAATATGGAGCAAAGAATAAATGAGTTAAAAGAAAAATTTGGCGAATTAGATGCACAGCAAATTATAGATTTAATAAAACAAGAAGAATTATTGAAGAAAAAAGTTGAACAAATGACAAAACAAGAGGAAATCGCAAAAAAAATTAATGGTGCTTTCAAACAGATTGGAGAAGACATTGGAACAGGTATTACTGATGCTTTAGTTGGTGCTATTGAAGGAACAAGAACGCTTGGAGAAGCGGCCAGATCAATCATCAATGATCTTGCATCGTCTTTGTTGAGACTTGGAATAAATATGGCTCTTACTGGCTTATTTGGTGGAACTAAAATAGGCGGATTTTTAGGGTTTGCAAATGGAGGAAGGCCGCCTGTCGGTAAGGCTTCAATCGTGGGCGAGCGGGGGCCGGAGATATTTGTTCCTCGTACTGCGGGAACTATTATTCCAAATAATCAAATCGGTGGCGGTGGCGATACTATTAATAATATAAGTGTTACTGTTGATGCAAACGAATCATCAGTTGAAGGCGATACAGGCCAATCTCAAGCGCTTGGACGTCAACTTGCAACAGCAATTCAAACTGAACTTATCAAACAAAAACGCCCGGGAGGTTTACTAGCATAATGGCAACTTTTCCAAGCATTTCCCCAACATATACAGGGTTTAGTAAAAGAAGCGCCCCAAGAGTGCGGACGATTAGATTTCAGGACGGGTTTGAACATCGCATCATGTTTGGATTGGCGCAACATCAAAATCCAAAAGTTTATAATTTATCTTTTAATGTAACTGAAACACAATCTGATGAAATAGAAACCTTTCTTGACGCCCGTGCAAACGATCAAGCATCATTTGATTTCACGGCACCCGGCGAAACGTCTTCACAGAAATTTGTTTGCGAAAGGTGGTCAAAATCTATTCCATACAACAATAGAGCCGTTATTGATGCCACATTTAGGGAGGTGTTTGAAGCATGAGTACAGCCCCAATAATTAGCGATTTACAAAAGGCAAATCCAAGCGCTGTTATTGAATTATTTGTACTTACGACAAATGTTGCTCAACATGGAAGCGCCCAAACTTACAGATTTCACGCGGGAACATCATTGAACGCAAACGGCGAAATTGTTTGGCAAGGTAATTCATATTTAAGATTTCCTGTCGAAGCAACAGGTTTTGCATATCAACGCGGCCAGATTCCACGCCCAACCTTGACAATCAGTAATGCTTTCGGTTTTGTTTCAGCCCTTTTGTTAAATGTAAATCAACATTTTAACGGTAATGATTTAACAGGCGCCGTTGTTCAGCGCAAAAGAACACTTGCAAGATTTCTTGATGCTGTGAATTTTCCAGTAGAAACAACAACATCTTCAACAACAACAACTATTGCCGACCCCGCAGATGCCGAAACTGTCACTTATACAGTTACAGTTGCCAATGTCGGCGGTATAAATATATTTCTTTTAAATGGTGTAAATAATCCTGTTATAACAATGAAGCGGGGGTCAACATATATTTTTAATCAAGAAGACTCAAGCAATCAAGGCCATCCATTACGTTTTAAATCAGACAGCGGTGGTTCTTATACAACAGGTGTTTCAGCTTCAGGTTATAGCCCCGGTTATTCAGGTGCAACAGTTACTTTTCAACCGCCTTATCCAGATGCACCGTCAGATTTGAGATATTATTGCACGATTCACGGTAACGCAATGGGAAATACAATCACGATGAATAATCCAAACACAACAACACAAACGACAACAACAACTTCAGGTTCCCAGACTAACCCGTTGGGAACCCCAGACCCGACAGCGGAATTTCCGCTTGAACAATATGTAATTGATAGAAAATCATCAGAAAATCGTGAAGTAGTTACTTTTGAACTCGCCGCGGTTTTTGATCTTGTTGGAGTAAGAGCGCCGAAGCGTCAGGCAACTAGAAAGATTTTTCCTAGTATTGGAACTTTTAACCAATGATTTGGAAAGAAAAAGCACTTGAACACGCAAAACAGGAAGACCCGAAAGAATCTTGCGGGCTTTTGTTAAATATTCGCGGAAAAGAAGAATATTTTCCCTGTCGTAATTTATCTATGACGGCGCATCAATGTTTCATAATCGACCCAGAAGATTATGTAAGGGCAGATAATACAGGAGATATTACAGCAATAGTTCATAGTCATCCAGCAACACAGCCCGTTGCTTCAGAAGCCGACAAAATAAGCTGCGAAGAGAGCAATCTTCCGTGGCATATAGTCAATCCAAAAACCGAAACATGGGGATATTATGAGCCTTGTGGATATAAACCAGATTTAATCGGTCAACCTTGGGTTTGGGGTGTTTCTGATTGTTGGTCACTTGTTCGCAGATACTATAAAGAAAAATTAAACATAGAACTTAGAGATTGGGAAAGACCAACAACACCTGAAGAATTTATTAATGACCCGATGTTTGAAAGATGCGCAGAAGCTACAGGTTTTAGAGAATTAAAAAATGATGAAAATTTAAAAAATGGCGATTTATTATTTATGTCAATTTTGGCAAATGGTTTGAATCATGTGGCGATTTTTTTAGATGGGGATGTTTTACACCATTTAACAGATAGACTATCTTGTAAAGAGCCATATAACCAATGGCTGCAAAAATGCACAGGTAAAAGGTTGCGTTATGTTGCGTAAAATTAAGTTATATTCAAAACTTGCCGATTTTATCGGACATAAGGAATTTGATGCTGTTTGTAAAAATCCCGCTGAAGCAATAAGGTTTTTAATTTGTAATTTTCCAGAAGTAGAAAGTCACATGGCAAAACAAAATTATAAAGTTTTAGTCGGCGATTATGAAATTGATGAAAAAGAATTGCATTATCCAAGCGGTCACGAAGATATTCATATCGTGCCTATCGTTGCGGGTTCAGGTGGTAACTTCGGCAAAATTTTAGGCGGTGCGGCGTTGATAGGTTTGTCTTTTGTTACTTTTGGTGGTTCTGCTATGTTTGCAGGCGGAAGCGGTGCGGGTTTGCTTGGTGGTGGTGGTTTGATCGGTACAGGTGGTTTATATGCGGCGGGTGCTTATGGTTCGGCGGCGCTTGGCCTTATGGGTGCGGGTTTGATGTTGTCAGGTGTTTCTGGCATGATGACACCGCAACCAAAATCGCAAGATTTTTCAAGTCCTGAAGACCCGCGCTTGTCTTTTAATTTTTCAGGAACGCAAAATACAAGTAGAGCTGGAACGCCGATTAATATTGTTTTCGGGGAGGTTTTTGTCGGAAGTATAGTTGTCAGCGCGGGCGTTGACACAGAACAAGTAAGAGCATGACCGATAAGAAAGTAATTAGAGGAGCAGGCGGCAGGCCATCGCCCCCATCGCCCCCACAACCTACAAGAGTTCCCGACACATTACACAGTAGGCAATTTGCATCATTTACAGATGTATTAGGGGAGGGCGAACAGGAAGGAAGTGCAACAGCAAGCAAACTTGGATTAACAAAAGGAACTACGGCATACAACAACGCTTTTCTTTCCGATGTCTTTTTGAACGATACGCCAGTTTTACAATCAACAGCAAATTTTTCAAGTCCTGTTACTACAGATTTTAATTTTCAAAATGTTGGCTTTACACCGCGATTTGGAACAGCAAACCAGACACACATCCCCGGAATTGAAGAAAGTCAATCAGTAACAAGTGTCGGCGTAACTGTTACAACTTCTGCGCCAGTAACAAGACAAATAACAAATAGTGATGTTGATGCTGTAAAAGTTTCTGTGACTTTTCCGCAGATACAAAAAGCAACAGATCAAGGAGATTTGCTTGGTTCTTCTGTTAATTTACAAGTTCAAATTCAATATAATGGCGGGGGATTTTCTACTCTTGTCGATGATACGATTACGGGTCGTTCCGCTGACGCATATCAAAAAGATTATAGAATAACATTGACAGGCGCTTTTCCTGTTGATATTCGTGTTGTTCGCGTTACCGCTGACAGTACAAGTTCAAGTCTTATAAATGCCTTTCAATGGACAAGTTTTTCAGAAATTATTGACGATAAGCAAACATATCCAAATACAGCTTTTGTTAATTTAAGAATAGACAGCGAACAGTTCAGTTCGATTCCCCGCCGGAAATATCGCATCAGGGGTTGCAAGATTAGGATTCCGGGCGCCGGTGCAAATGGTTCTGGAACGCCAACTGTTGACCTTCAGACAGGCCGTATTGTCTACCCGTCAGGATATATCTTCAACGGCACTATGGGCGCTGCAACCTATTGCAATTGCCCTAGTATGGTATTACTGGCATTGCTTACAGATACACGTTTTGGCTTTGGCGATCATATAACAGATTCTTCTTTGGATTTATATTCTTTTGTAACCGCATCAAAATTTGCAAACACTCTTGTTGATGATGGCCTTGGTGGACAGGAAGCCAGATTTTCTTGCAATGTAAATATTCAAAATTCTAATTCTGCATTTGACTTGATAAATGAATTATCAGGAGTAATGCGGGCGATTCCTATTTGGTCGCAGGGTTCGATTCAGTTGGCTCAAGATAGCCCAAAAGACAGTTCATATCTTTTTAGTCTTGCAAACGTAAATGAAGGCGGTTTCAGTTATTCAGGAAGTTCTTTAAAAACAAGACACAGCGTTGTTTCTGTTTCTTATTACAATATGGACTCTCAAGACATAGATTTTGAGGTCGTAGAAGACAGCAATTTGATTTCAAAAATAGGAACAGTTGTTAAGCAAGTAAAAGCATTTGCCTGCACATCACGGGGGCAAGCTGCAAGACTCGGAAAAGCAATATTGTTCGCTGAAAATTTTGAAAGCGAAATTGTAACATTTTCTACATCAATCGACAGCGGTGCGATTTGCAGGCCGGGAAGCGTTATCGAAATCAATGACCCTGTTCGCGCGGGGGTAAGAAGATCAGGTCGTCTTTCCGCTGTTGCATCTACAACACAGATGACAGTTGATGATACAGGAGCAACAGACCTTTCAACAGAAAATAATCCAATATTTAGCGTAATTTTGCCAGATGGTTCTGTTGAAGCAAAATCTGTTAGTTCAATATCAAATGGTGTTGTAACTGTTTCTTCTGCATTTAGTCAAACGCCAAATGTCAACACAGTTTGGATGTTAAATAATGATTCAGTACAATCGCAAAAATTTAGGGTAATAAATGTTGAAGAACAGGATGGGTTGAATTATGCGATTACCGCCTTGTCTTATCAAGATGATAAATACCCATTTATCGAAGACGGCGCAACTTTACCGACAAGAACAGTTTCATTATTAAATGAACCTAAAGACCCGCCATCAGCTTTAAATATTGAAGAAAGAGTTGTTGAATTAAATAATCAAGCGGTTTCAAAAATATTTATCAGTTGGAAACCAGTTCTTGGCGTAACAAATTATCAAGTTAATTATCGTTTTGAAAATGGTAATTTTGTAAGTCAAAGAGTATCAAGACCAGATTTTGAAATAGTAAACAGCGAAAAAGGCAGATATGAAGTTCAGGTATTCTCATTCAATGCCGCTTTAGAAGTCAGCGCCACTTCAGCCGATGCAACATTTGATGCTATTGGAAAAACCGCTGTTCCTTCCGATATTACAGGTTTAACTTATGAACCTATAAGCGACACAATGATTCGCTTGAAATGGAATACCCCGACAGATATTGACGTTATCAAAGGTGGAAAAGTTTACGTTAGACATTCCACGCTTACAAACGGAAATGGTACTTTTACAAATGCAATTGACCTTGTAAAAGCACTTGCGGGAAACACCAATACTGCGGATGTTCCGTTACTTGAAGGGGAGTATATTCTTAAGGCGCAAGACGACACGGGAAATTTCTCGGCAGGCGAAACATCAATTGTTATTGATTTACCAGAAACGCAACCAAAACTTGTTGTTCTTGCAAGACGCGAAGATCAGGACAACCCAAAATTTCAAGGGACAAAAACAAATGTTGCTTTTGATGCAACGACAAACAGCCTGAACCTTGTCGGTGGCGGTCAGTTTGACGATATAACAGATTTTGATTTGGTTGCAAGTATTGATGATTTTGGCGGAATTGTTAGTTCTGGAACATACGATTTTACGTCAACCCTTGATCTCGGCGGCGTGTTTAGCGTTCAATTACGCCGTCATTTTTTAACAGAAGCATTTTATCCAAATGATCTTATAAATAGCAGAACAGCAAATGTTGATACTTGGACAGATTGGGATGGTAGTCTTGCCTATGATGCAAACGCAGAACTAACAGTTCGGACAACGCAGACAGACCCTTCTGGTTCGCCGACATATTCAGGTTTTCAGAATTTTTCAAATGGAGTTTATAAAGGAAGAGGATTTCAATTCAGGGCAAATCTTACAAGTAACGACCCCGCGCAAGATATAAAAGTTTCACAACTTGGATTTACAGCTTCTTTTGATAGGAGAACAGAAACAAGTCTTGAAAATTCATCAGCAACAAATGGCGTTTTGACATCAAGCGGTGCGACAACTGTTACATTCAATAAAGCATTTTTTACGGGTTTGGGCGGTGCTAATAGCAACCCGCCATCTGTAGGTATTCAGGCTTCAAATATGGCTTCAGGCGATTTCTTTGAACTTAGTAACATAACTGGAACAGGATTTACTGTTCATTTTAAAAATTCGTCAAATGCTTCAATTTCAAGAAATTTCACATATCAAGCAACTGGCTTTGGTAAAGCCGCATAATTGAGCTATAGTAAAAGAAAGTTTTTTTGTAAATGGCGCAAGTTGCAAATTATACAGTTGATAATGATACAGGCGCCAACGTAAGAGCCGACATAAATAATATTTTTGCCGCTGTTCAATCTTTAAATAGCGGTTCTAGTGACCCAAGCGGAACGCAAGTTGCCTTTCAATTATCTGTAAATACAACATCAAATTTACTTAAATTAAGAAACGCAAGTAATAACGGATATATAGAAATCGGGGATGTAACATTGCCTAATCTTGGCCTTGCCAAACTTGCAGGCGCAACATTTACAGGAGCCGTTGTTCATAACTACACAACAGCCTTAAAAATACCTGTTGGAACTACAGCACAAAGACCGGGTTCCCCTGCTACAGGAGAGCTTAGATTTAACAGTACTTTAGGAAGTGCAGAAATATATAACGGTTCTTCTTTTACTGCTGTGGGGGGCGGTGCGGGCGCTACTGGCGGCGGTTCTGATGAAGTATTCTTTGAATCAGACACTAACGTAACAACAGATTATACGATAACATCAGGAAAAAATGCACATACGGTTAGCCCCGTAATTAATAGCGGCGTGACCGTGACCGTGCCTTCTGGCAGTTTATTAGTTATCTTGTAATTATGAGCTTAGAACTTTCTGGAACAAGTGGTGTTAAAGGTGTAGCTGGATCAGTTTCCGCACCAAGTATTGTTGGAGATGACACTAATACAGGAATAAGTTTCCCTGCTGCTGACACTATCAAGTTTTCAACTGGTGGTGTTGAGAGAATGTCTATAACAAATAGTGGTATTACAGGAGTACCCATAGTTCCACCAGCATTTAGAGCATATATGGGTGCATATCAGGTTGTCGCAAACAATACAAATACAAAATTAACTATGAATACTGAGACTTTTGACAGTAACAGTTTTTTTGATATATCAAATTATAGATTTACCCCTACGATAGCAGGGTATTATTTTATAAATGCAAATGCAGAGTTTAGTAACGCTACGACCAACTATGTTTTTGGAATACACATCTATAAAAATGGTAGTAACGCTTTGCGAGGTACCAAATGGAATGATGGCAGTAATTCCAATTTAAACACACAAATATCGGGAATACTTGGTTTTAATGGTAGTTCAGATTATGCAGAAGTGTATGGTTATCAAAATTCTGGTGGTAATATAACTGTATTCAATGGAACTAATACAACATATTTTGAAGCATTTTACATAAGGCCATTATGATTACTGACGGAACTTTACACGCAAGAATAATTAAATTGAGATCAGATTTGACTGATAACGATTTTCTTGATTCAGGCACTATTCATTTACAAGATGATTCAGATGGTAAGGGTGCTTACATAAAAAATTGGACACACCCAACTATTACCAGACCTACAGATAATGAAATCAAAGAGGTTACATTATGACAGCAAAAATTAAACTAAACGCAGCATCAGGTGGTGGGTCTTTCAGCTTACAAGCACCATCATCATCTAGTAATGACAGGGTAATGACGTTACCTGATACAGCAGACGGAACGATATTAACTACAACAAATCCAAAGGCAGGGAATATTATTCAAGTTGTTTCTTCAGTAAAAACAGATACAGCTTCAGCAAGTATTAATAGAACTTCTGACTGGGTAGGTCATGGACTTTCTGTTTCTATAACTCCTTCATCAGCATCAAATGAAATTTTAATTTTTGGACAAGTGACTGTTAGTTCAAGTATTAATGATGGTATAAGTATGAGTATTTTTAAAGCTGGT